GGTTTGTTGCTCTTGTATTGCTTTGACTAAAGTAGGTATTAAGTCTTGGCTTACCGCTTTGTAAGGTTCTTCGCCTTCAGGTGCTTCGTCTTTCCATTCACCAACAAGGTCTGGAAACACTTGCTCAAACTCTTGGGCAATAAAGCCACGGTCGTCTTTTATGTCAGCACCTTTGCCTTCTTTCCAGTCAAACTTACGAGGTCTGAGTTCCATGACTTTTGACAAGCCATCATCTAAGTCCCGTATGTTTTCTTTAAACCTTTGGTCTGAAATTGCACTAATTGTAGTGTTGGTTGCTTTGATTGTGCCTGCGTTTGTAACATAAAACCTGTAGGCTGAAGCAGATGTTGAAAACATATTAAGAAAGTCTGCGGTTGAACCACTATTAATTTGACCGTTACTTCTTAATTCAGCCCCTACAGTGGTAAAGTTGACAGCAGTCTTACCCACCAACAGGTTGCCAGAGGAGTCGATACGCATGCGTTCTGTAATACCACCAGAGGACGGTGCAGTGTAAAACACAAGATTAGCGTCAGAGGTATTTGAAGCCCTAACGCTCTGTATTCTTGAGACAGATGTTGTGCCGTCATAGAAGTTTATGAGACCGTGAATCTGGCCGTTGGAAGAAGTGCCGTAGTTACCTAGTTGCAGTGTGGAGTAATCAGCAGTACCTGTGCCTTTGAGTGCAAGCGTTGTCCTACCGCCACCAAAGTCCTCCATGATGGCTGTAGTCCCTATGCCCACATTTCCAGAGGAGTCGATACGCATTTTTTCTGCATTGTTAATCATGAAATGCAGGGGGTGATTTGTGCCTGTTCCTAAAAATGTACCAACACCCCACGAATTATAGTCTGCTGAATATAAGAAACCTTGCACAGTGTTGTTGACAGCCTGACAAGACAGTCCTGCAAAATTAGCAGAAGTACCTGTGCTAGTGTTCTTTACAACAAGACCGCCATTACCTCCAGTATCATCTGAGTACTCTAGATTAAGGGTAGCACTAGGTGTAGTAGTCCCTATGCCCACGCGATTGTTTGTTGAGTCAACGTAGAGGGTGTTGGTGTCTACTGTTAGGCCATCCATCGTGGCTGTGCCAGTAACGTCTATGCCTGTGGAGGTGGTGGCTAGTTTTTCAGAGCCGTTGTGGTAAAGAGTAACAGAACCATCCTGCGCGAAATAGGCCATAGCTTCATTTGAGGCAGAATTTAATATCTGTATGTCATTGCCAGAAATGTTTAAATTTCCAGTGGCAGTATCTTTAATATGACTATTCGACCCATCGTGATAAATCTGTAAGTCATCACTAGCGCCGAACGTAGCCTTGTCGTTGTCGCCCAATGCAATGCCGCCGTTGGCTGTGATTTCGCCACTAGCAGTCAGCGTAGTAAACGCGCCTGTGGATGCAGAGGATGCGCCAATGGCTGTGCCGTCGATAGAACCTGCGTTGATGTCTATGGTGCTAGGTTTAGTACCAAGCTCAACAATACTACCACCGTTGTCCTCAGTGAATAATCGTTTATCAGCTACATTGACCGCCAGTTCACCCTGTACAAGATCACTTGCCGAAGGGACAGCACCGCCAGTTGAGCTATTCTTTGTTACAATTTTTGTTGCCATGTTTATATACCTTTAGTATGTGCCGCCATCAAGCGTACCAGTAGTCATGTTGTCTGCGTTAAGTGTTGAATTAGATTGTAAAGCTGAAGCAGCCAATGCGCCTTGTGCCGCTGTTGCATAGTCAGTAGACGCTGTAGTTGCCGCAGTGCCTAAGCCTAAGTTAGTCCTAGCTGTGCTTGCGCTAGCTAAGTCGGACAAGTTGTTAGCCTTCAGTGCCGCTGATGCTAATGTACTAGCGGCATTGGATGCACTAGTGGCCGCTGACGTAGCACTGCTAGCCGCTGCTGTTGCACTAGCTGCCGCATTAGTCTCAGCAGTCTCAGCATTAGTCTCCGCTGTCTCTGCATTGGCCTGAGCAGTGGATGCCGCTGTAGCACTAGTGGCTGCATTGCTTGCCTGTGTAGACGCTGTAGATGCGCTAGAGGCCGCTGCTGTGGCACTGTTGCTTGCTTCACCTGCCTTAGTTGTCGATGTTGCCGCACTAGTCGCTGATGCAGTAGCACTGTTAGCAGAGTTAGTCGCTGATGTAGACGCTGCTGTGGCTGAACTAGCGGCATTAGTCTCTGATGTACTAGCCGCTGATGCACTGCTGCTTGCGTTAGTAGCGGAAGTACTAGCACCACTTGCTGAACCTGCTGATGCTGTAGCGGAACTAGCTGAGTTAGTAGCTGATGTTGCCGCATTAGATGCTGAGGTAGCCGCATTGCTCTCAGAGGTGGAAGCGTTAGATGCGCTAGTAGATGCCTCTGATGCCTTAGTCGTTGCCGTAGAAGCACTGTTAGACGCACTGGTTGCGCTTGTAGCGGCTTCTGCGGCTTTAGTAGTAGCAGTGGTAGCACTAGCAGCGGAAGCTGTCTCAGAGGCTCCTGCGGCTGTCTGAGAGGCACTGGCTGCTGTAGCACTTGTAGCAGAGGCTGTGGCACTATTGGCCGCATTAGTCTCTGAAGTAGCTGCGGCAGTCGCTGAGTTACTTGCGGCAGTAGCATACCCTGCAACACCTGAAGCACTAGAGGCCGCATCAGTGGCAGATGTAGCCGCCTGAGTTGCTTTGGTAGATGCTGTGGTTGCAGAGTTAGCCGCTTCAACAGCACTGGCCGCTGCATCGCTTGCTTTCGTAGTAGCTATGACAGCTTGTTCTGTAACGGCTAATAGTGTGGCGTCCGTATTGGAATCACCTGCACCACCGTCACCTCTAAATATAGCCATTAATAACTCCTACGAAAACAAACAAGGGAAAAAGGGAAAGGGGACTCCGTAGAATCCCCTTAGTTGTATTAGCTTACTGAACAGCCAATACGAATCCTGCTTCAGGACGCATTACTTGACAACCGTAAAGCGTATCAGCAGTGTAGAGAGTACCCAAGAACTCTTGCTTGTACTGGGTCTGTGAGCGAATACCTTGCTGCTCTGCAAGAACATTAGTGTCCTTGTGGATTAGCTGTGCGCCACGGATAGAAGCACCGCCAGTCGTGTCAATGACAGGTACGTTAGTAGATACAAACACATCAACGCCATAGAGGTTACCAATCTTGCCAGTCTCTACGCCTTTGCCATTAACAAAGTCAGTAGAAGTGTAGCGATCAATACCCATGATAGCGTTACGCAGTGAAGGAGGAACAATAAAACTACGTCCGTCCATTGGTACGTCTGCATCATCCATCTTTTGAATCAAAGCACGGAAAGCACCGTCAGTGAAATCCTTAACGTCAGCGGCTCCGTCAGCATCAAATGCTTCCAAAGCACCTGCTGATGTAATCTGGAATGCAGCGTTGTGTACCCAAGAAGAACCGTCACCGTTACCGAAAGACTTACCAAGAGTAAACAGATCATCGTCTACTTGCTTGGCTAGGCCGTAACCTGCGTCACCAGTATAGAACTGACGCAAAGAAGCGAGAGCCTGTACTTCGGTGATGTCTTCAATCATACGAGAGAATTCAAAGTGCTTGTTGATGTTGATTAGCACTTCAGACTCAACAGCGTTCTGAATAGTTACAGCAGTGCCTTCGGCTTTGGCGTGTGCCGCACCACGAGTTGGCTTAGGTACATGGATGGTGTCGCCTTTCTTACCAGTCATGCTCATTTTTTTAACGAGGTTAGCTAGAACAAGATTGCTCTTGTATGCAGCAATTACTTCGTCACTCCAGATTTCTGGAATAAATTTAGCAGCAGATGTGTTGTCTACTGCACCGCCCATTGCGGGATAAGTTGAATCAGTCATAATAAAAGTCCTATAATGAAATTAGTTTCGGACTCTCCCTTCAGCATATGCTTGCATGATTTCATCAGACAAAGACAAATACCTATCAGGATCATCCTGCATTAGTTTAATAATGTCTGAGCGTCTATAAACTTTGCGAGATGCTGTCTCACCACTTCCCTTTGCACCGCCTGTTGAGGCAGTCTTAACAGCTTCTTTCCTGCTCGCTTTTTCCTGTGCTACAGTCTGACCAACAGCTTGTTGACGTTCCTTCCATAAACTGAAAAGCTCATCAGCGGCTTCATAGTCATACTGCGTATCCGCTTGTGCAAAGAGTTGAGTACGAATCTTTGATCCTTTAATCCAATCAACAAACTTACCATCTTGCAGAATCTCTTGCATGTCGGGATGACGTTGTTGCAATTGAGACTGCGCTGTCTGTTGCTTGTACTGCTGTGTTTGTGCTTCAGCAGCTTTGATTGAAGGATGATTCTTAATCGCTCTCTCGACTGCCTTGTCGGGATCAGAGAAAAAGTCTATATCTTCTTCAGCTTCTTGTGGTGCTTGTGTTGTTGTGTCGAGTTGTGTCTGTATGTAGTCGTCAACAACTTTACGTAGCTCCCCTACTTCACTGCTCTGTCGGCCTAATAACTTCTCAGCCTCTTGGTGCATCCGTACAATCTCAGCCGTTGACTTTCCTTTGTACTTGTCAGGGATGTCATCTTGTTCTTGAGGAGTTTCCTCTAGTTGAGGTTCCTCAGTTACTTGATCTGCTACTTCTTCGTTGTTGTCTAGTTCTTCTACTGGACGCTCGTCTATTAGTGTTGCCATTATTAAACTCCGTGATTTCTCATTATGGAGGTGTATTATGTAAGGATTCGGTTAGGAGTTAGCCTTACGCTCTTGTTGTAGCTTCTGCGCTCTATTCCTCTCCCACTGTCTAGTTGCACCTAAAAAATCACCAGACAGAGGGTCTAACTTGGAACGCACAGGACTTACAATTCTTTCTGCTATCTTGTCACAATCTAAACACGGTATGTGTGTACATTCAGAATCAACTAGTCTTTCGTTGATGTGACCCTGATCACACTTAAAGTCAACCAAGATACGCATTACTCTTGTGCATCTTCTAGTTGCTGTTGTTCAGCCGTGTCAAGCTGTGCTTCAAGATTAAGTATATTAGCTATGATTGAAAGTTGGCCTTTACGAAAGTGTAGGTCTTCCACATCTTTAGTTAATTCTACTGAGTTAATTAGTACCGCATTAGAGTTCAGGTCTTCTAACAGTTGTTTCCAACCTTCTGAACGAAACATATCTCTCATGTTGCGGTAATATAGTTCTAGCTTAGGGTCTATCATACTGTTTCTCCAATAAGGACAGTTGAGTTAATGTTAGTGTACCCTGTTATTATAACATAAAAGCATAAGAAAGTCAAGCATTATTTCTTATTTTTACTTGACTTCTGTGCAGTTTTGTTGTATATAGCGTCCCAGTTGCTTGCAAACTTCTTCTGGTCTGTCTTTCTCTGGGAGCTACCTTTGCCACCGTGGGTCTGACCCTTCATCGTTTCTTACCCTTATGTAGGCCATGTTTGGCGTGTTGCTTACCCTTGGCAGTGGCTTCTCTTTTCTTCTTGTTAGCAGCCGCTAGCTTCTTCTTACCTGCTGCGGTTGACTTTAGTTTCTTTATAGTCTTGGAGGGTGCGTAGACTTCGCCTGTCTCTGATGACTTCTTACCGCTAGGTGTACGCCACTTCTGCTTAGTCCACTTCTTTAAAGACTTCTGTGATTCCTTTAGCGCCATGACTTCCTCGCTTTC